TGTTGGTGCCGTCAATGGCGCTGTATTCCATCAGCGCTTGGATCGTGCTCGGCAGACCCGTGCACCAATCCTCATACCCGTTGCGCGTTTCAACGGCGTTATCGCCTGGAATGATGTTGTCCAAGACAACCGCATCCTCAGGCTTCATGTCCGTAACGTTGTCGCGCGCATTCCAGCCGCCATACGGCGGGGGCAACTGGCGAACCGTGGAACTCATGCGCCGCGTGGCGCGGCTCAGGGGCTGTATGATCATTCAAAGACTAGCGTTTCAGGGACCCTGGGAGGATACGGGTAGCGCTCCAAAGCGCTGCCTCCATCCATACGCAGAACACGTCTTCCGCCATCCATCTTAATGAGGTCAGCCTTGCGCATTTCGTATTCAAGCTTCTCTTCCGCATAGTCGGTCCCTTCCGCCTTGCGATAGCGCCAGATGGTGCCAAGGATCAGCAGTTCGTCATCGAAATAGGGGAGATCGCCGTCGTCTTCAAAGCGCAGCCGTTCCGTGGTCGCGGTCGAGTCAATCGCGATGTAACGGGTGATGTACTCGTAAGCGATAGTCTCGCCAGCGGGTGGCGTGGGCGTCAAATAGAACTTGCCGCCCCTCATGATAAACTCATCGTAGACGTTGACGGTAAGGGACGCTTGGCGGCGCTGCCAATCTTCCTTCGTGATCGGGCCACCAACCTTTTCGCGGTTTGTCCGATTGAAGGCCGTGTCTTGGATCATACGCAGATAGCCGGTCGGGATGCCGCTGGTCTGCTCAGCCGCCGCAACCGTCGTGAACGTGTGTTCGCGCTGGATCTTCTCCCAATCGTACTCGGCAGCTAACTGCCGGCACGTTCGCGTCATGTGTCGCAGGATAGCCTGAGCCTCGTGGTTGTCCGTCTCAGCCACAAGCCCGACGGGCCTATGGATCAACAGTTCATCCGCAATGTCTTCAGCAAGGCTCAGGATATTGCTCATGCGGCCACCTCTTCACGAGCAACGGGCGGGCGCCCGCGCTTTTTCTCAGCCATCTGCCCCTGCATCTCAAGCAACATGGCCTTCATCTCTTCAAGATCGCTCTTGAGCGCCTTGTTCTCGTCTTCCGTAGCCTGCAAGCGCATGGCCGTTGCCGTCTTGTCGAAAGACGCCAAGAACAGCTTGGCCTGCTCACGCAATTGGATCATGCCGGGCAGCCTGATCTGTGTGATGGTCATCTCATTGGCTTCCGCCAGCTCTTCGACCGTACGCACGCCAGCCGCTTTGATGATTTCAGCCTTTTCCGACGTAAGACCGGACCATGCCGAAAGCGGTGTGCCGTGCGTCGGCACGTCCTGGCCGGTCTTCCATGCGTCATAGGCTGGCTTGATGAAGTTCCAGCGCGCATGGGCCATCTTGGCTGCTTCGTTCTCGCTGTTTTCTTCCAGCGGCTGCAGCTTTGACAGCCTGGAAACAGCGTCTTCCGTCACCCGAGACTGCGCCATGCCGATAGGGGCATAGGCGACCATGTCGATTTCGCGCAAAGAACCGTCTGCGTTCGGGCGATAGACGGTCCAAAACTTCAGCACCCGAAACCCGTATTTTTCAGCCATTGTGTCTTCCTCGTTGTTTTCTCTACGCCAGACGCATGGAAGAAGGCGGGGGCCGAAACCCCCGCCCTCCGTTGCCTTAGAAGGGGAAATCGCACAGCACGAGCTTTGCCGATGCGTCCAGCGCAACAGCGCACTGGTGATCGGTCGCAGCCGTGGTCACGTCCAAGGTGCCGTCCGTGGCGCCCGTGGGCGTCAACGGGTCGCCATCTGCACCAGCGGTCAGAGCCGTGGTCAGCGTGGCAACGCCCTTGATCTGGATCCAGCAATATTCGCCGTCTCCAGGGGCCGCCATCAGCACACCAGCGCCAACCTCAGCCGAGTCCGAAAGATCGGACGTAACGACCGTATAGGCGCCGGCAGACGTGCCGGAGGGAGCGTAGTAGTACGCCACGTTACCAGCGGCAGCCGCAACAGCACCTGCGCCCGTGTCGTACTGCACGAACTTATATATCTGGCCGCCAGACCCATAGAAGTGATCGCCAACAGACGGCGCGGTGCCATCGGTCAGAGTGGTGGACGTCCAAGTGCCCGTCAAAAGGGCTCCAGCAGAGAATGTCATATCTGATGTTCCTTATTGATGATCACGAGGCGTCAATCACAACGCCCTGAAGCGAGCGATTCGAGCAGGCAAGCTGCCCCATCCAGTAAATCGGGATCACAACAGCGTCCTGATTGACCGGCACCTTTTCGTCGTCTTCCGTCCAACGAGCTTCGGGATGCTCCATCAGATAGAGGTACTTGGTGTTGAGGAAGTAGGCCTTTTCCGCCGTGGTGCCAAAGTTGGTGTTGCTGTCGAAGATCACAGCCGCATCCTTGTACTTCAGCGACGTAAAGCCGGCAGCGGCCATCTTGGCGTCGGCATAGCGCTGCAGATCCTGCAGGCCACCCTCATAGATGGTGTAGAAGTCGTGAGACGTGACGATCAGGTCGGGCTTATCGACACCGCGCGTCTGGCTCAGCCACTGCTCATTCCAAGCGGCTTTGAGCGTGGCGTAGGTTGCGCCCGTACCGGACACTTCCTTGAACTTGTTGCGCCAGAAGGTGTACGTGGCCGAGTTAATGCCGCCGACCGTGCCCTGGCCGTTTGTCTGAATGACGTTGGCAAGGCCGCCGATCTGGTTTGTCAGAGCGCCGTCCGAGTAGAGGTCCACGCTCATGTTGTTGGCAGCGGTCGCCATGGCAACATCCACGCGCGCCTTGACCAGATTGATCATGCGCTCTTGGCTGTTGTTCATCTTCACTTCGCGACCCGATGCCGTGACGTGCAGGGCAACCTGTGCCCAATCGTACTTAGCAGCCGACAGCACGTCAGACGCGCCGATGTTCAGCGTGTCGTAACCGCTGTAGCGCTGGTACGTGGCGTTCTCTGCGTAGCTGAGCGGGATGGCGATTTCATAGCCGCCGCCAGCGTCCGTCTTGATGTTGCCGCGCTCCTTGAGGAGTGTCAGCAAGCCGTTGTGCGAGGTGACGTTGTCGACCACTTTGCGCTTGTGATGGCGCATGGTCGTTGTGACCATTTCGGTAAAGGTTGAGTTGGGCGAAGCCATATCTCAGGATTCCTTATGCTGCTTGGTTCTTGTTCCAGACGCCTTTCAGCGCCGCATCTAGGTCGTCTCCAACTGGTACTGACCGCGCCTGTCCTTTGATGTTCACGCCGGCGGCTCGCTTTGCTTCTGCGGCTTGCTTCTTGGCCTCTTCCATGCGCTTGGTTTCAGCTTCCTTTGCCTGCTCTGCAAGAATGCGTGCGCGCACCGTCGGATTGGCCCAGCGAGCGGACTCGTAGGCTTTCTCTAGGATTTGCGTGTGCGAGAGGTTCGGGTTAGCCGTCCGCAATGCGGTGATCTGGGCTAAGATGTCGTCCGTCAGTTCTTCAAAGTCTGCTTTGCCTTTGGAAAACTCAGTAACAGCGCTTTCAAGAGAGGCCTGCCGTGCTTGGGCTTCCGCGCGCTCGCGACTGCCTACGGTTCCCTTCAGGGCATTGATCTCTTGCGTAAGCTCGGAGACTTGGCGGAGCAGTTCCGTGTTTTGCGGGTTTGCCCCTTGACCTGCGATCTGTCCAAGGTCGACGCCATAGACGTTGGCAAGCTTTGCGATGGCAGACACCGGGTCACGGTCCAGAGCACGCTGGGCGCTAAGCAACTGGGACATGCCCTGCTCGTAGCTCATGCCCTTTGCGCGGAACGTATCCTGATGCTGTTCCAACAGCCGGCCAACAGGCTCGAACGCTTTGACAGCGGTTCCCAAGCGCGAAATGTGCTCGTGCGTTTCCTTGTCCCGCTGCACAACGTAACTTTGCACTTCAGGTGGCAAGGACGCAAACTTAGCTTTCATCTCTGCGGACCATGAGATGGGTACTTCGCTGATGGGCGCTGGCTTCTCTTGCGCTTCAGCTTTTTCCGTCTCTTGGGGCTGATCTACCGGCGCGGGCTCTTTTGTTGCCTCTACCGGATTCTTCTGTGCGAACTTGCCATCGTCTGCACGAGGCGGCGGTTCGCGTGTGGCTTTCTGAAAGACCTTGGCTAGTGCTGTATCAAGGTCTTCTTCCCGTGGCGCATCGTTCGCCGTTTCAGGCGCTGATGTTTCGACGGCTGGCGTGGAATCTTGAGTAACCTGGGTGGCATCCGCAGGCGCTACAGCGCCCACGCTTGAAAGGTCTTCCATATGCAGGACTCCTAGAGTGTGCTGAGCGGGTCAATCCGCTGCGGCTTCTTGACTGAGGCTGCTGCCTCTGGGTCGTATTTCAGGCCGTGCTTCTTTGCGAAACGCTCGTTGACGAAGCCACGGGGCTTTGCCGGCGGGTCGACCTCGACACAGCCCGAACGCTTGAGGTCTTCCCGGCGGGCCGCGCGGCCATCCACGGGCTTTCCGGTTACAGGGGAGACGTACTCCGGCAGATCGCCGCGAACGTAGGAGACCTTGGGCCGGTCAGTTTCGCCCGTAAGGACATTCAGCCAGTATGGGCCGTGGTCATCAGTCCGCAGCCGCCAAGGGTCGTTACCGCGCCAGTCGCTCATTGTTTCACCAGATTAGGGGATGCAATCA